CCCGCCTGATTGGTGGACAGTGGCGTCCAGACAGTATTGTCTTCTTGGTCACACCACTGCACCTTACGGGGGTTGCCACCAGCGCCGAGGGCAAACAGGATGCGCTCGGCAGTCACCAAAAGAGCCGTGTTGCCGGTTGGTGCGTTGGTGATGGCCGCAGCCAGTGTCGGCGTTGTAAAGCCAAGCTGCCACTCGTAGAGCTTGCCGTCAGCGCTTGAACAGGCCACCAGATACTCGCCCCATGTGTCCAAACTCCATGTGGTGGCTGGGATCAGCCCACCAAGATCAGGTCTGGCCACACCATAGGCAAAGGAGCCATAGGTGCTGTATCCGTAGCCGGTCTTGATCGTGGCATCGGCAATGCCGGCAGTGATTCCGGTAGGGGTAATTTCTTTGAGTGTCCCAGCCTCGTTCATGGCGTACAGCTTGGATTGCGTACCGGCAGCAATAAATCGCTCTCCGCTGTTGTTGCGCCAAGTGATGAAGCCCCTGCACAGACCCGTCATCTGGCTTGCCGAGCGTTTCCTCCAGCCGCCCATTGGCCGCAGGGTGTTCTCGTACCAGCGCACCAGATTTGCGTCATACCAGCGCCCCGCAGCTTGGTACTCCGTGCCGTTCCTGTAGATGCCTGGGGGTAGTTTTAGTGGGATGTACATGGCTATATTGTCGGTAGGTTGGACACAAAGCTCATTGTCGCAATGAGTGACGCCGTTGAGGGGTAATTTCCTGCTGCCGGATAAGCCTGAATGCTCACCTGAGTGCTGTCGGTCTCCCACCAAAGCTCAACATAATCACTTGCATTTAAGCTCAAAAAATAATTCCAGCCAACTAAGGCATGGCCATTGACCGAGCCATGCTTGCTTGGCACTGCAAAAAATCCAGTCGAGCCGACAACCACAGTCCCATTGATCTTGAGCCAGACCCGTACATCATGGTCTTGTGAGTCAGGGTTTTCAAACTGGCCAGACCACTGCAAGTTCCAGATGCCGGAATCGGCCACTGTGATCCGCGAACTGCTTGCCACACTCACGCCGTTGGCGTAGTCTGTGGTGTTCAGTGTCATGGCGTAGGCCGTATTGGCCAGCGCTGCCGTCTGGTCTACAGTGCTTTGAAACGCCCCGTAGGGGTTGTTCATAAACTTGCCGCCCCTTGGCCCAAACAGCGAGCCGAGGACGGAAGTCAGTTTTCTGGCAAAAATGTTCAGTGCGCCATTGTTCTCGTTCAAGTTCCGGCGTTCATACACCTCTGGTGGATAACCCAGAGGTGAGAGTGAAGGCGTCTCTAATTGTTGCTTGACATTGGCCATGAGGTGATTATTTCACCTTATGCGGTCAAAACACCAAGGGCCGTGTTGATGTGCGCCACCCTGTCGGCCAAGCCAATCACGCCACCATTGATCTTTTTTGTCATGCCTGTAAAGTCTTTGGCGTCTGCCTCTTTGTTCAGATTGCGTTTGTTCCAGTACCAAGCCGCTGTCAGGGCTGCATATTCTTTGGTCAGCACAAGGTCGGGGTCTTTGACAAAATCCACGCCCAATGAATCTGAGGCCAGCCGGTAATTGTCCTTGCCGGTCAATTGGATCAAGCCACGGCCACGGTACTTCCAGCCATCGCCGTCCTCTAGGTTGCCCATGCGGCCAGAGTAGACCTTGTTGGCAATCTTTTCAGGCTGGCGGTGATAGGGCTGCGCTTCGGCTTCTGACGGGAATCTGCTGGGCCATGTGGCGTTCAAGCCCTTGGCGCTGTAGTTCAGGTTTTCTTGCAGCGTCTTGAAGTTGGCCGACTCATGCGCGCACTGGCCGATAAATGCCGCTTGGCGTTCTGGTGTGTTGATCTCAAACCTCGTAAACGCTGCCGTCAACGGTTCCAGCCATGACGGGTCAATGTGCATTTCGACAAGCTGGTCTTCGGTCATTTCACTGGCCCTGCCTTAGAGAGTAAATCGGTCTTGGCTTGTGATCCAGCGCTTGATCCAAAATAGTAGGCAATGATGCCCGTCCATGCCGTGCCAAGGCTGCCCAGCATCATCAAGATGGCAGGGTTGGCGCTGTCCACTTTACCAATAAACATCATCACCATGATGCCAAAAAAGCCGACTGTGACTGTACCCGCCAGTACTGGTGGCATCAGGCTGCGGGTGGTGGCCTGCATCTCCCGCGCTGACTTCCTATCCTCGACCTCCAACTTTTCAAAGTTGAGGCCAAGCTCTTGCGCTTGCTTTTGCAGTTCGATCTCAGCCATCTTGACCTGAGCGATCTGCTCTGCTGACAGCTTGTTGTTGGAGATCAGGTCGCCCACCTTGTCGGGGTCAACACCGATGGCCTTGGAGATGGCAGACACTGCCATGCCGGCCAGTGGGCCACCCATTGCCGTGGCAATTGTGGGCGCAATTTGTTTTAGCCAATCCATTACTGTTTACTCCTTGAAAGCATTGTTGCGGCAATTTGCAGCATTGCACGGGCGCTGTCCATGTCTTCTGGCTCTGCTGCCCATCCGACTGTGATCTGGCCGACAAATCGCCCTGGCTCTGGCGGCACTGAAATGCGGCATGTGTAGGCCACACCCTTGGCAATATACCAAAGCCCCATCTCAGACTGCGCTGACTTGTACTCACCGCAAGGGATCTCGCTGGCCATGAGCTTGACCACATCCGCGTTGTTGGCAGCGTTCTGAGTGAACAGGCCCACATCCAGCCCATCATTGGTTTTGTCTCTGCCGTTCTTGCCGTAGGCGCGGTACAAGACTCGCGTGCCAAACATGCTGTTGACCTTGAACACCGCCACCACCAGCGCACCGGACTGTTTGAACAGGTGCGCTGCTGCATCCTCCACCCGATCCTCTGCAATCGTGGGAATCTTCTTGGATTCCTTGTACGCGCCAATCAGCAGGTCTTGGTTTGTATATACAAAATACCCTGCAAAGGTGAGCACCGCCATCAACACCAATGCGAACAATCTAAATGGAGATGTGACAAAGGCCAATACCTTGTCCACCAGTGCAAGGCGTTCATCACTCATTTTTGCTGCTCAAGAATGCCAAACACAAAATAACCAATGACCCCGAGAATCGCAAACAGGACAAGAGTCACCAGCACAATCTCAATGACCTCATCGATCTCTTTCTTGCGCTTTTCAGCAGCCTCACGCTCACGCCGTGCATCATGGGCAGACTCCACATCCAGTGCCGCTGCTCTGGACTTTATCTTGTTCCAGACATCAATCTTGCCTGACTGCATAAACAGCAATTGAAGCTCGTCCTCAAACCGCTTGGCCTGATCCAGCGCCATCTCAATTTGGATGGCCGTGCCCATTGAGGACTTGGACTTCTTGGCAGCAACCACTGCCTTGCTTGCCGTGGACTTGGCATCAAAATATTTGCCAAGGACAGGGCCGAGAGACGATACATCGTCAACAGTCTTGCTGACCTTCTTGATCAGTGCGACTGCTGCCTGTATGCCTGCAAGGGCCGTGAGTGGATCGATCACGATTTCTTCTCCCGCCACTTCAGACACCAGACCAGCAGCCGGTCAGATGACCAGCCCCACCGCACGCACTCAAAGACCTGAGCCGGTGCTTGCGCTGCCGGTGGTGGTGGCGGCAGGGCGTCCATGATTACATCAGGATTTTCTTCAGCAGTTCAGCGGCAAAGCCTGGGCCAAGCAGCGTGACCGCAATCAGCGCGTAGAGGATGTACTCAATGCGGCTCATGCGCTTGCTGCCTGACTCAAAGCCTTTCTGGATTTGTGCGTACCTCATGGCACAAATCTCTTCGTGCGTGGCTAGCTTGGCGTCTGTGGCGTCTATTTGGTTCATGCTGCCTCAAGCGCGGTGATGCGGGTTGTCAGTGCTGTGATGAGGGCTTGCTGCTCTTGGATTGCCGCTGTCAGTGTGGCAACCAAGAAGCTGGTGTCGATGCCTTGATATACCGGCTTGCCATCGGTATCCACTGCGTCTTTTTCACCAGTGACACAGCCTGCTTCAACTTCAGCCAGTTCGTGAGCAATGAAGCCTTGACCATCAGAGCCGTCCGTCTTCCACTTGTATGTGCATGGCTTGAGCAGGGCCACCTTTGCCAGTGCGCCGGTCATTGGGGCAATGGCTTCTTTCAGGCGGTAGTCTGAGGTTGTGTTGTAGGCGGTTGCGGATGCGGTAACGCTGATGTTTCCGACCATTGAGCCTGCCGCATCCCTGTACCACTCAGCGACACGGCCATCATTGCCGTTTCGTGCGCCAATAAAAGCCGTCCAGTTGTTTGTTGTCCCTGTGGTTCTGGCTGTCACGCCTGCTGTGCTGGAGTCAACGCTTATTTTCCCAGAGGTAATTGCACTCGTAGTCCCCACCAGCAAGTTGCCGCTGGCGTCGATACGCATGCGTTCATTTCTTGAATTGCCGCCAGTGGAAAACGAAACCCCATCCGAGCCGTTGATGCTCAAGCCATCAGCGTTGGTATCGCCTGAGTGGTCATACGCGCAGATTGACAGGTTAAAAATATCACTGGCAGTTTGACCAAGCCCCGGTCTAAAGTTCAGCACTCCACCAATATTTGATGTAAGGCTACCAGTGGTAAACAGCGAGATGCCAGCGCCAGCAAGCGAGGTCACGCCACTTGTTGGGCCTACATTGAATTTGTAGTTTGGAGAACTCGTCCCAATCCCCACATTGCCGCTGGAGTCGATACGCATAGCCTCCGCACCACCTTCAGCAAAAGCAATGGTGTCAGCAGCGGGGAAGAAAATGCCTGTGTTGGTGTCGCCGGTAGCTGTGATGGTTGGTGCAGCCGCAGAGCCTGCTGCATGAGATGCAATCCCGCCAACTGTCAAAACCTTACCAGATCCAACATTCAGGCCGACAGATGTGCCTGTACCGGCTGCTGCAAAGATGGCATCGACCAAGTCCAGGTCAGCATTGACCTTCGTCCCCCAAGTGTCTGTCGATGCGCCTACCTCTGGCTTTGTCAGCAGCAGGTTGGTGGTGGTGGTATCTGCCATAAATTGCTCCTATGCGGCCAATTGCCAAGTCTCGCTATTATCCGCAATTGCAGTCCAAGATTCACTTGAATCATCAATTGCGGCCCATGTTTCTGATGTGTCTGTGATCGGCGTCCAAGTCTCGGAATTGTCAGAGAT